CACTCATCGATGTACTTCATCGAAAAACCGATACTAGCCAGTTCATTCTTTTGCCTATTCCGTTCCGTAATTCCTGTCATCATTCACTCCCAGTTATGATGTAGAAAGATCGCCAATCTCGAACTGTATTGCTGCACCACGGCTGTCATCAAGTTCAAACACACCGTAGTCAGCAGTCATAACTACCTCGGTTGCCCTGAGAGAAGCATCTCTCTGTCGCTCTGTTCTGGTGTCTACGCTTGTCAGAGCTGCCATAGCAGTCTTGTCAGCGATAACGCCATACCCAGAATCTACGCTGGCTACCTTCTCGATATTTCCATCCTCGAAAATACTGACCCCGTTAATCGGGCGAAGACCGCTGTAGAAGTTCTGTAGCAAATCCACGCTCCATCCGCTGGTAAGTCCAGCAGCAGCAGCCGTATCAGCAGTCGTGGCTGATTGCTTTGAAAGCGTTGCAACTGCGTTCGGGTGGTGAATAAGATACAGTTGGTTGCCAAACTTATTCGCTTTGGCATTAGAGATAACAGCGTGAGTATTGGCTGTGTTCATATCGCGACCATCTGCGCCAAGTACCGTTCCGCCGTTGAGGTTAGGCCACAGAGCGATAACGTCTGTGTCCTTCTTTCGTGCCATGCCATCGCCAAGCTGTCTCCCTATCATGCTGAACACGTTGTCAGCAGCCTGTCGGACCAGCTTGTCCGTGAGAATAACCTTAGCCCCCACTTCTGATGCCGTGAGGTCTACCGTGGTCATCCCTATCTCTTCCTCATCGATGATGTCCTGACCATCAACGAGGTCACTCATGGTCATCTGTCCAACCTTGGGTACAGTAACCTGCTTCGAGCCCTTGGGCAATGAAAATTGCTCAATAAGGGCTAATGCCGGAGCGTTATGCTCCTCTGTATACCTCGACGCTGCAATGATAATCCGCTGTGCATTTTCCAGATTGCCTGTCGTTGCTGCCTGTGCCATTACGGCCTCCTTCTATGATCCTAAAGATAATCTTCTCGCAGCTTTAACAGCCGCTTCAGACCTGTCACCATTGATATACGCTTCGAGAAGCCTGTTCTGATTGGTCGTGATCTCCGCCGCTCCCTGACTGTTGTCAAAAGACTGTGGAGATACTCGACCTTGCTTTAACCTTGTATTCTCTGCCCGAAGAGCCCGGTCATTCTTCATCCTCGCGGCCTCTTTCTCCATTTCCGCAGGGCTATTCGCCTGCTGAAGAGACATGAGGTCATCAAGCATCTGCTTGTTCGCCAGTCCATGCTTCTTCATAAAATGGACAGCCGCTGCCTGTCTACCCTGAATATACCCAACCATACTTTGAGACTCTTCTTCCTGTTTCCGAAACTTCTGTTCCTGTTGCACATAGCGCCTAGCCTGGTCACGGGCCTGCTCGGGCATGTACCCAGCTTCCTGTAGTTGCTGCTCATAAGACCGTGCCTGACGGCCTACCTGTTCCCGCCATTTGCGATCCTCCTCCGTGGCTCGATGTTGTCGTAACTCTTCTCTTGCCGCGTGATCAACCTGCGGTGCAGCCGGTGGTGGGGGTGGAGCTTCTACGGTATCTACTGGCCCATCAATGGCCTCAGCAGGGGCAGCTTCTACTTCCCCAGTAGGCTCAGATTCAACAGTCTCCGGCTCTTCAGCCGGGATCTCTTCCTCTGAGACAGCAGGCTCTATGATTTCTACAGATTCGTCTGGTTCCTGTGGTTCCGTTGCTGTAACCATGCTACATTACTCCTTTTCCTCTACATATATTACACTAATCTGTAAAGCACGCAACATATAGCGGTATTATCTCCTAGCAAGAGCATCTCGGTAGAGCCTAGCATACGGCTGTTCCGTTATTGTGCTATATATCCCAGACTTTTTTAGCTCTTTCCCGATCTCCACTTTTTTCGGTATGTCATAACCAGCCGCAAACATTGCCATCACCCATGCTGTCGAAGTCTCGGACGCTTTTTCCATAAACTCCCATTTCTTTCTCCCAAGCACTCCCGTATCCGTCCTTCGTGCCTTTCTGAGGGCGGAGTCAATATTTCCATAGATATCACCGGTGATGGCAGTTTCAATTTGGAGTTCATCTTTCCTTTTGTATGTAGCGTCCATGTATTCGTCCACCTGAGCTCTGGTTGCACCAGCGTCACGAGCGATGGTGTCACGTACTTCTGGTAGGTCATCAATATCCCAGAAGGATACTGATTGCCCATCTATATTTACTCGAACGGACTGTGCATACCGGCCTGCATCTAGGAAGGTCTGCATTTCTTTGGACAATTCACCTTCGATAACTCGTATATTCGCTAAAATCATATCCACTTCTTCGTCCCATAAGCTAGACCAGAATTCACTAGACGCCTTATCGTATGCATCCCAGTCAACTGTACCATTTTCGTCCGATGCATTTGGGATGAGATTATAATACTGCCACAACAAGTGCTCTTTGCGCTCCTTTGTGCCGCGCTTGCCAGGCTTTGGCTCTTCACGTTCCTTATCTCTATCATAGATGTACTCATAAACACCGCCAACCGTCCGTCCCTTGTCTGGCCTATATTGAGAACCATAGAAAGCCTCGCGACGTTTTGCTGCCGCTTTCTGATACGCCGCCTTGGCAGAAGATGGACTGTACCCCTTGCGGTCGGGACCCATTGATAAATGTTTATCTGAAGCCCCCTGTACAGCCTCCAAGAATGTAGCGTTTATAGCATCTCTCTCTTTGTAGAGGTTACCCCTGGGTCCTCGATATACCTGTTCCCCATATTCTCGTACTACCAATTTATCGACAACAGGCTTTACAGTGTTATCAAGGTCATCATAGTCCATTCCAAATTGATCTCTAGCAATCATATTCTCCCAATCACTGCGGCTCTGTGGGCTAACCCGTCCACCTATTGTCTCTGTCCCAAACGCTGCAATTCCACCGATAACTCTCTCAACTGGACTTGGCCCCACTATCTCTTCTTCTGGCTCTATCCCACGTATCTTCTGTACAGCTCCTGGGAGTTGCTGCGCAACATCTACAAGCTGTTCACCAGCCTGACCTGGGGCTATAGGGGTGACTAACTCAGCCATATATTCCATTGCCCGGACTGGATTAGTGAACACTCTGTTTCCAAACTTGTCTGTTGTTAAAAGCGCCTCTTCACCCAAAAATGTGTAACCGGTAAAGTTATCCCATAACAACCTCGAAAGCCCACTACCTAAACTCCGCATCGCTCTCTCAGGATGCAGTGTCACAGTATTCGCAATAGCCTGTAAGAAGCCCACTGATGGACCGAACAAAGAGAAGTCCCGCCCCCCGTAACTAATCACATAGAAATTAGGGTTTGGGCGACCATTCACCCACGGCCGCCTGTCTGTATCATTGCCTAATGCTGCGTTAGTAATCTCCGTAATCGAAGCTGCGAAGAAAATGGTCTGGAAAATTGTCCTGAGAGCCTCTCTCCCTTGAATTGTCTGCTTGGCTCCTAATGGCCTTCCTGCCAAACGACCTAGCCCTGAGAGTGATTGCCCATAACTTTCCAGACGAGATTGGAAATACTTCGGCGCAAATAGTAGCATATCCCCAATATCCCCACCGAACCGTCCTTCGGACCATCCCGTGAGTTTATTGGCGATACTAGCCATCTCACGCACCTCACCAGAATCCCAGAGCTCCTTCAGCGTCCTTCCCCTTCGTAGCTCCGCTTCCAGCAATTTGTTGGCCCAATCCAGTCGCAAGGCATCACCAAACACTCCAAAGCTAAGGTTGAATCGTTCAAACAACTGGGCAGCTTGCTTAACAACGGGAATTCTACCCTGCGCCAATCGGCCCATAAACGGTATGGCGTACTCAGTGCCTCCTGCTGCGATATGTAGGTTTGCCGTTGACCAGAAAGCTGAGTCCAGAAGACCCTTGTCCATAGCCGCCTCATTAGCACCACGGAGCATATCGTCTACCACGCCAGCACTATCTCTCCTCATAAAGGATCTCAGTGATATCCGTGCTGCCCTACCCCACATTATTGGGTCCCTAAATCCAGCAAAGGCACCATGAATGCCAAGTGCAGAAAAGTCATAGGTTGCCTTAAAGCCTCGGTATATCTGGTTAATTTGTTTAACTACAGGAGCGTTTGCGATTTTACGAACCCACGGTTCCTTGAGTTGCTTTGTGAGGGCATATACCAACTCGTCATCAATTATTGTAGCCGGACCAATGTCTGGAATTCGTCCAAGCTCTAACTGCTCGGCTAAAGATTTAGCTGTAGTTACCCCGGCCCGCTTTCTACCCAATAGCCCGGGAATATTGCGGTTGGTAGTTCCAATCGTTTTGCCAAGGTTGATATCGGCTAGCTTTTTCGCCACATCATTGATATGCCCAACCATAGCATCTTCAAACGTGTCATAAACAACTCCGTTATCAATAGCATTACCCATAGATGGACTACGTGATCGATTCTGGGCAATGATGCGCTTGTTGAGTTTTCGTGGCCCAGTAGCCGAAAATGATTGTGAAAGCTCATTGTGACCGGTTTGACTAAATGCACCAGGTGGCCTTGCTGGTCCACGAGACAAATAGAAGCCTCCGGGTTCAATATCGGGACGCACTCTGCTGGGATTCCATCTAGGAAGCCCTTCTCGCAATATAGCGTTCCAGCCGGGCATCTCCCTAATTAAGCCGCCTTTCTCCCATCGAGTACCGTTCTCAAAGATATTCCGTAGTGACTCCATGAACTTCAGTTGCTCATCTGTCATAAACGGCCTATACGTATCCATACGGGCTGCGACATCCTGTATCGTAGGCCGCGTGAGCACGTATATCTCACCACCAACGTCATCTTGGACTCTACTCAAGAAGTTTGTATCCATGATGCGTCCATTCTCATCAAACGCCCCAAATACCTTCTTTGCATGACGTATATAGGAGCGAAGACTTGTACTATGGCCGACCATCTGACGTTGCACGTCCTCTCGGATTTTCCTAGCGGTTGAAACCGCTCCGTATATGCTCTCTTCTCTCTTTGGGGATGGACGTCTGCTAGGCCCAGGAAGTTTCCCAGTAACGCTTTCTATCGCATTATTTAACCAATTAATACCTCTACTCCACATAGTCAATTTAGGATTTGCGCCAAATCCAGCACGTATGTCAGCGCTAATTGCGCTGGGTTTATCCACGCCAGAAGCCACCTTCGGGGTATCAATCGGCCCACCTGGCACTCCACCCACTTCCTCAGCCGCCTCTCTTACCGCCCTCGTGACTGGGACTGCGGGGGGGTCAGGGGGTATAGTTATCGTAATGACATCATCGGGTGCAACTTGCTTGGCTGCGGTGGTAGTGGGTATAACT